CAATGGATTGCGGTGTGGTCTTTGAGTGGTAATGATGCGCTCAATGAGGTGTACAAAAGCGCGGGCCGTACACTACCCCTCGATCTCACGTTTGGATCTCGTGATGCCGCTGTTGAGGCGACTAATCTGACATCAATGATCATCTCACAAACCACAGGCGCAACCATGAAGCAAGTGATCGAGAAGGGGTTGCTCGAGGGTGATAGTGTTGAGGAGATAGCGCAAAGTATAAGTCAAAGCAAAGTCTTTGGTATTAAGCGCGCTCGCACCATAGCCCGCACAGAAAGCACAAAGGCGATCAACCTTGCAAGTATACAGGCATACAACACAGCTATGAAAGATGGGATCAGTATTCGCAAAGAATGGTTATCGGCGCGTGATGACCTTGTGAGGGAGACACACCAAGAACTTGACGGTCAGATCGTGGGTGTCAATGAGATGTTTACCGTGCCTTCAACGGGTCAGCAGAGCGTAAGCCCGAGCGCCTTTGGTGTGCCTGCCGAGGATATAAATTGCCGGTGCACAATACTCCCTATCGTAGAGGGTTGAGATGCCGATCGAAAAGGTTGCTATCTTGGTTTTGTGGGTGCTGATCTTTGGTGGGTTGGTGTTATGGTTTTATGATGATAGGAGATGATATGATAGAGATAGGTATAGCCGCGCTTGTGGGGCTTATTATTGGCGCGGGTGGTCTCTTTGGGATACAGCAGGCCACAAAAAAGCCCGAGCCTGTTGTGGTTGCCGTTGGTGGTGATGAGGTTGCAAAGGGTCAGGTTGAGGTACAAAAGGAGCTGATCGATCTAGATCTTCTCGTGGTCCCTTGCTCAAAAGAGTACATCGAGGCAAAAGATGATCTGTTATGTCGTGAGATGTTTTGTCGCATGCAACAGCGCGGGATTGATGCACAAACCTCACAACAGGATTGCTCGGAAATATCAAACCTCGCAAACACAAAAGTCATTCAAGGATCGTGCGAAAACCTTGAGGGAGAGGTGCGAGAGGCATGTATTGATTTATTTTTCAAAAGAAAGTAAGAAAATCTTTGCTTTATCCTTTCAATATATTATAATGAAAGAGTAACCAACAACACACAGGGAGCCGCACAATGAAGGCATATATCACATGGGTTTTTTCAAATCACGAATACACAATGACATTAGAATACACATACGTACACGCAATTAATTCTCTTTCATGGTGGGTTAAAAAGAACAAAAAAGAAATTGAAGCCTACAGCATCCAATGCGAATGCTCAGCGACCTCAGATGAGATCAGCATGACAATCGAAAGAATACTCGCCAAGTAACAACCAACCACCGCCCGCGCTCATGCGGGCACAGCCACACAAGGAGTAATGACAATGTCTATACAGCTACACAGCCACCAGCTCAACCGCAAAACAGTCACAGGAATACTCATCACATGGAAGAGTGGAATGATTACCTGTATACAAAAGACACCCGATACAATGGACATGCTCGTCTATGAGTTTGACGACATTGAAGAAGTAACCTTTATCGATATGATTGTTTATGATGATCAACCAGCGATCGACACAAAGACAGACGACAAGCCACAGATCGACATCAAGCGAGGTGGACAATGGTAACACTTGTATATATCGCCACAACATTTGTGAAGCCAGCCCTCGTCTTTATCTGTATCCTATCATGCACCCTTACAACCCTTTTTATTCTCAACCCCACAAAAGGAGCCAATACAATGCGCAAAACCTACACCACACGCGACGCCCGCAAGCTCATCAAGCTCATTGGCAAAGACAAAGCCCGCGCCATCCTCGCATCTCATGGATTGACACTCAAAGAGTTAGGTATTAGATAACCTCGTCAATCTCCAATGTAAGTGTTTTAAAGGCATCCGATCAGGGTGTCTTTTTTATTGGGTTTTTTATGTACATTGCAAAGGGCGCGCTTTTAGTGTATAACGTACTATAGAGGTGTATATGTACATAAAGAATCTTCAGTGTGAGATCTTGCGCGAGAAGGCTAGTGACGGCCCTGTGGTGAGCTTTATTGCTTCCACCGCAAACCCTGATCGATATGGTGATGTCATAAACCAACGAGGATGGGATCTCTCAAAGTATCGAAAAAATCCCGTGATTTTGCTCAACCACAATGCAAACTCCCTGCCAATAGGGCGCGGTGAGGTTGATGTTGTGGATGGTCAGCTCATCGTTGATGTTGAGTTTGATATGGACGATTCACAGGCCAAAGAGATAGCCCGCAAGACAAAAGCCGGATTTATGAATGCTGTGAGTGTGGGCTTCAATCCTCTCGATGCCACACCGCGCAACATGCTCGAAAAGTCACATCCCGCCCATGGACAAAGCGGACAATACTTTGATCGGGCTGAGCTTCTCGAGATCTCAATTGTTACCATACCTGCAAACGGTGAGGCCGTTACCGCCAAAGGATACGCTATGCAAAACCGCTCTTTTAAAATATCAAACCTCAAACACATTATCGACGTTGAAATGAAAGACGATGTTGTGATCGTTACGTATGCACGTCACGAAATGGATGACATGCCCGAAAGAGAAGAGGCCATGAAAGATCCCGACAAGGATGAAGAAGATGATCGCGGGTACCGTGACGAAGACTCAGAAGAAGATCGCGCCATGGGCGACGAGGATGAGAAAGACAAAGAGAAAAAGTTTTTAACCCAACAAGAGCGCGCGTTTCTGCATGCGCTTCTATCCTAAATAAAAAGGAGAAAACAATGAGTGATACAAAACTCGTAAATGAGGCGAAGGCGATCCTTGAGGGTATCAAATCGCATCAACGCACCTCAACAGAAAAGCTCTCTCAATTTGAGAAACAGCTCGACGATCTCAAGCGTGCACAGCGCTTGATCCAAGAGGCAAACGTACAACCACAGATCAAAGACGACCATATCAACGGGCCTGATTACATGCTTAAGTCTTTTGTAGGCGAGAAAGGTGTGCGCTGGTCTGCTGAGAAGCGTAACATGCAAATTGCCGGACGTGGAACCGTCACGATTGAAGAGAAGGGACTGCTTGATAGTGATGAGCCTGTGAATCAATGGCATTCTGATCTCATACGCATCAATAAAGAGCGTTCATTGGCTCGTTTGATCATGAACACACCCAACACACCAAAGAGCGATCTTAAACTGTGGAAGCACCTTCAGAAAGCGCCTTCTTTCATGCGTCCAGCCATAACCAAGGCCTTCAACGACTCTGCAGGAGTGGGCCAAGAGTGGATTCCTGACGCCTTTGCCGCAAACCTTTATTTTAACATTGAAGAGAAGAGTCAGTTACCTCGCGTTGTGGCTGATAACCTTCAAAAGCAAGCCGTTGACAGACAAACCATATTGATACCTCGCCTTGAGCGCGGTGGGCGCCCCTTTCTGAAAGGAAAAATCACCACGGATTCTCCTGCACAGTATCAAGCAAGTACGGTAACAACCTCACAAAAGAGTATATCTATTAAGGGTCTTGCATGCCGCTATCTCATCGATGATGCGGCTCAGGAAGACTCAGCGATCGCGGTCGTGCCGGCGCTCCAAAGACAAATATCTATGGATCTTATTGATGCAATGGAAGACGCGCTCATAAACGGTGACGACTCAGGAACACATCAAGACGATATAGCTAACTGGAATATACGCGGAAGATGGGGTGCAAGTAGCCTCGGTGGTAGCTCGGATCATAGACGTATGTTCAAGGGTATGCGTAAACAGGCCTTTGATCGTAACGTTACAGCGAATCTTGGGTCGTTTAATTTTGCAAACCTGCTCGGCTTAAAAGCGCAAATGGGCGAGCTTGCCATGCAAGATGTTGTGCTCTTTGCCTCTCCTGAGGCAGTATTGGCCAACCTTCTCGAGCTTGCCGAAGTAAAGACTATTGATGTATTCGGCCCTCAAGCGACAGTGCGCACCGGTCAGATTGCAGCAATCGCGGGTATGCCCATCATAATGTCCAGATTCCTCTCAGCTGACCTCAATGCATCTGGCCTTTATGACAATGTCACCAAGACAAAGACAGGCATCTTAATGGCCCATGCGCCTTCTTGGTACATCTTTGAGCGCCGAGGCATACTTGTTGAGACCGATCGCAAAATCGATGTCGGTGGAACCGATGTAGTTGCTACAATGCGCGCCACTTTTGACACTCTCGATCTTGATGCAACCAAAAACGTTGCATTTGGTTACAACGTCGCTACATCATAGGAGTAAACCATGGAATATAGAATACATGTACCTGCAAAGCATGCCACAAACCTTACAACCACAACTGTATTGCACTCAATACCTTGTGATCGTAATGCAAGACTCAAAAAAGTGATGATCTCCTCTCGTGATGGAATCACTCACGACGGCACAAACTACTCTCAAATTGCAGTTAAAAACGGAAGTACAACACTCGCTGTTCGTCTATTTAACGCTGTGTCTCTTGCGGCCCTTACACCTGAAGAGCTTGAAGTATCGAATGGTGATGTGACCTCGTCAACATGCCTCAAGGTTGAGTATGACTTTAGCGCATCCGGCCTCGCTGTTGATTGCGATCTTGTTTTGGTATTTGATACAGAGCGCGATTATTGATCATGGCAATGGTGACCGTCACAACACTCAAGCAGTATCTTCCTGAGGTTACTGGTACATCTGCCAATACCGACCTCGAGGCATTGCTTGATCGTGTTGAAGCGGCCACCGCTCGTTACATGGGATGGCCAAAACCTGATTCTTTGGCCTCCCCTCGTATGTTGGCAACAACATACACGATACATCTTGACGGGCCGACCTATGCCCGAGGAGATGTCTTACAACTACCGATCCGACCTGTGCAGAGTATTACGTCTATACATAGCGACATAGATCGCCAATATGGATCGGATACGCTGATCGATGCGTCAACCTACTCGCTCGATCAATATTTGGGTCAGGTGATACTCAACCCAATAACGGCAACAGATACCTTTGATCGTGGGTATCGTGCAATAAAGGTGGTATGTAGTGCGGGATTCGCCAACGCAAACCTACCCGCCGATCTTGAGCATGGGATCTGTGTGTGGGCCTCACAACTACACCGTAACAAAGCCACACAAGGCAAAGAGAGCATTACACAGCGTGCAGCAACAATATCTATCTCACCCAAAAACATGCCGCCCGAGGTCAAGGAGATCCTTGCACCCTTTCGCGAGTCAAGGCAAATCTTTTGAGGTGATGACATGGCAAAACAGATCACCCTCGCGCAATTTCAGAGCAGGATGCGCAATGCGGATCGAAGATTGATAAAAACACTCTTCCAAAGGTTGAGGGTGTTGAGCCTCAAAGCCGAGGCGGAAGCCAAGCGCAATGCTACAGACTATCCTCGTGTGCGTACAGGCCGGCTAAGGTCATCGATCACGGGTCTTGTGTCCACCAAAGATGCAAGACCGAGAATGATCCTTATGGCGGGCGGCAACACAAAGGGCGCGCCTGTAAACTATGCAAAGTTTGTGGAGTTTGGCACACGCTACATTAGACCTCGTTTGTTTATGGGCAGAGCAATGAAAAAGGTTGCTACCAACGAGGTAAGAAAAGAGCTTCGTGGCCTTTTGTCTTTGGCTGTGGAGGGTAGATAATGGCCTCTCGTACACGACAGATAACCGAAAAGATCAAAGAGCTTATTGCGGTGGACTACTCAGGCGGCGAGAGCGCGCTCGATATGCAAAACAAGGTGCAGATCGGTGCAATCATTGATCCGCCTTACATCCCTTTTGGGTGTGTGTCTTTTGTGCAGGCGTCAAGCGAATACGGTCAAAGCCTTGGAAGGTATCGCATCACAAATACCTTTGAGGTGTATGCTTTTGTGGGTGGTGGTGATGTTGAGGAGCGCACCGTCAACGCAATGGATCTCGTCGAGGATATGGTAGAGGCGCTCTGTGCAAACAGGCAGATCGGCCTTAATGCGATCGTCGATGATATAAAATGCGCCTTTGTGGCTGAAGATGGCGATCGGTATGGCATCGAGGGTGTCGGCATCGGTTATATTGAGGTGCAAGTGTACTCACAAAGCGACACGGGGATCTAGATATGACATGGTACAACACAGGTTTTAAACAGAGACAAGCGATCGCTATTGATGCGACAAGTACAGCAGACACCTCGGT